AAAATAAAAGACTGGGGGGAGTATTACACTTTAGTAATCTCCTCCACTACATATTGGTCTTTTACTTTCTTGCAGGTACATACGAAGAATTCCGGATGTTTCAGAGCTCCTTGTAAAGTATCAGGAAGAATCATTTCTTTAGTACGACGGTCCATTGCAACCGTTGCATACAGGATACCTTCACTCTTGCATTTCTCTATTAATGCACTTTTTAGTTCTTCTACGCTATATTCCATTTGTGTGATCCTTTGTCGCTGCAAAGTTATGGAAAATATGTATATTTTGTGCAATTATATTCCTGTAATAAATAAAAAAATAGCTCCCTAGTTCGTCCGCCGACGAGGGAGCTATTAACACAAAAACTAAACTAGACACATTTTTGGAAATCTAGTTGTATATTCTGTATATCAATTATATAGTCCTGCTTTTTTTTATGGTTCGACCATAATTCGACCATTTGATGTTTTATGTACTATCAAGATTTCTATATTTCATATTTTATATTACTTTAAATATTATATTTGCGCATTGTCAAACTAAAATAGTGCGTTTATGAAATCGTTATTAAAAAATGTCCTAAGAAGGATAAGTAAAAAACAATCTTCTAAAGAAGATAATGCAACAGCCTTTTATCCCCAGTGTTGTGCAAAAGTGGATGATTCCGCTCGTATGCGTATAAAAATGTCTTATGACCAAAATGTAAAAGAAACTATATCAAGCTTGAAAACACTTGCTAATGATATGTCTAGTGGCTTTGTTACTTTTAAAAAGTTTCAGACTAGGCGTTATCAATACAACCCGGATGCAGATGCAACTCTATATGCTTCAAGACTGCTTCGTGCAGCTTCTATATTGGAGTTCCTATTAACTGATCCTGATAATAAATCTTAGAGATTCATTTTTTCAGCTAGAGCAGAGAGCCCTATCAGTAGTTCAGTTATATTTTTGGCTTTTCCGACAACATCATCAACTTTCGCTGCTGTATCAGGGCTTAACTCCTTTTCTAATCGTTCTAGCTGCATTTGAAATGTATCAAAACTTAATATGTATAAGTCTCTTTCAACAGTGAATCCCCCTTTTTCTGCAAAATTGAATATTTCAAAATTCAACGTAAGATATTCAATACCATATCCTTTATAGTCAATAAATCTCCTTTTTTTGAACTCCTCTAAAACTATTTCATATTGTTCTTTACTGATCCTAAGGTCTGGTATATCTTTATAATTTAGTTTAGCTGTTCTTTTCCCGTTTGCTACAACCAAAATATAATTTAATACTTTATCCTTTTCTTCAGCTGTTATAACTAAAGGATATTCTCTTTCATCTTTTGGGGGTACAGTTCTAATTGGGCGCATATTTGAAAAAATAATTATTCTATTGTTTATATAGTTTCATTCTAGTATTACTGTAATACATTATATCTTTTTCTATTTCGCAGGGAATTGTTAAATTGTCTTTTTCTACTATTAGATTCACAATATTGTCGTTTATAGAGTATTTACCTGATACCGTTTCTTTCCATTCATATTCTAAATCCTCATTATCATCTGCAACATTATATATTGTGAAAGATTTCAAGTCAAAAGATATAGCAAAAAAAGATCTTAAATAAGGAGTGCCTTCTTCAAAAGACAATCGAGTTTTTCCGTACCAGTCTTTTACAGAAGTCCATGTTGTTCCTGCTAAATTAATACTGTCATCAGAGCATGAATTAAATATAAGCACAAATAAGAAGGATAGTATTAAAATTTTTTTTTTCATACGTATATAAGTTTATCCTACATTTCGTTCATTTTTCAACATAGTCAGTTCTCCTTTGGCTTTTTTAAGTTCTTCTGTGAGTAACTGATTCGTTTTAGTTTGTTCGGTGATTATACCTTGCAAGGTAGTGATCGTATCTACCAAGCGTTTCATTTGTTCTATGTTTGGGTCAGGTGTTACTTCTGAAAGTAGCATTTGACCTTTTCCGCGAAGTAACCACTCAGCAGAAATATCTTCATAGGTTAGTAGAATTGAAGTTAATACCTTAGCGGAAGGTTCTGTTCCACGTTGAAACATTGATGCTATTACAGATTGTGTTACACCAATTCTTTTCGCAAATGCGCTATCTGTAATGCCGGCAGACAGAATTATTTCTCTAATTCTTCCATTAATAGTGTTGTTATTTGTCATAAATCCAATCAATCAAAAGTTAATAAAACGCAAATGCGATAAAATAAAAAGTTTTTTGTTTTTAAAATAACGCAAATGCGATTATATTTGCATCATAAATCAATCAATCATACAAACATACAAAAAATGATTGATAAAACCAATTAAAAAATAACGATTATGAGCTACAATTTATCACAAATAATGAAGTCTGCACACCGCAATTACAAGAAGGGTGGAAAAACATTTTCAGAGTGTTTAAAATCTGCATGGAGCTTCGCAAAACTCCAAGAAAGTTTCTCACCGGAAGCAGTGAAATCAAGAACTGATAAATTTTTAGCTGAAAGACATGAAGCTATGAGCAAGACTGCCAAAGCTACACCCAGCAAGGAATATAATAACCTTAATATTCCCGCTTCCGCTTACTACAACCCAAATAGTACTCATTACGGTGCACATTACGTCGGAGATTAATCAAATTATACAACAATGGATAAAAGAACCGAACTAGAAATACAGCGAGACAAATATGAAGCTGTGATTGAAGAACGAGACGCGTTGATCAGCTCTTTGAGAGGTGAAAATGAAAAACTCAAACGAGATTTAGAATCAGAACGTGGATTTTATAGAGAGAAAGTTTCCCAATGTGATGATTTGAAGAAATTTATTGAATCGCAACGAAACTTAATGGACATAGTTTTGAAGAACAACCAAAGTATTCTCTAACCCTCACTAAAGTCAAACCAAACCGCCGGTTATCCGGTACCCAGTCCGGTCTTTGAGCCTGCCCTTGAAGGGAGACTGGGAACAACAGAGAAGAGTTCTTTGACATATTGGTAAAATGGTGTTTTGGAAGCCGACACGTGCCGAAAGGGATTACTGACGTAGGCGGGCTTCTCAACGATATAATGCTGTGGTTAATGGTCAAGCCGTATCGTTGTAAAACTAAATCAGTTAGACGTTTGTCGGCAAATCGAGGTATTTGCTTTATGTATATAAAGGTGATGTAGCTCAGGCAGGTTAGAGCGCTGTGTGTGGTGGATGGTTGAGAGTTCGAGTCTCTCAAGAAATACTCTTAGCTTAATGGAAGAGCACCACAAGCAGAGGTCGGCGGTTCGAATCCGTTCATCGCTTCAATGTTTAATTTAAAATTAGATTGTATGGAAAAGGATATTCAGAGACGTAACGTAATTGATGTATTACGGAGTATGGATGTTGGTGCAATAGAAGTATTTCCTATCGTTCAGAAACCGTCTGTAACTAATACATTGAATGCTCGGCTTTATAAAGAAAAAGCTGAAGGAATGGCTTGGAAAACAAAGTCAGATGTAAAAAATATGCAGTTTATAGTAACCAGAATTGCATAACTACCTTGCTTGTTGAGATGATCAGAGGTGAAATGGCTGAAATATTGCTAGATAATATTCTCCGTCTGTTTTCTACAGAAACGTTTGGAAAAGATAAGTCTGCGTATTATGTGGGTGGGGAAAAGAAATTGATGAATCTTATAGAAGCGGGTAAGATTGAAAGTGATAAGCCCACTAATGTTCAAAACGGCAAGTGGCATTGTAATGCTGCTCAAGTATTACTTCATTGCCGATGTGCGGGAAGGAAAGTTAAATCTAAAAAACGGAAGAAATGAAAAAGATTAAAGTGATACAGTATGCCATGATGTTCATTGCCTTATGGACAACACTGTATCTTATAGATAGCATTGAAGTTAGCAAGAAAGAATTTATTGCTGCTTTTGTATTGGTGACTGTCGTATCAGTGAATTATATCTGTTTTCGATACTACGAAGATAGGAAACAAAATAAAGATAGCCTGTGAAGGTCTGCATTGCTTAATTTTAGTATTTGTCATGTTTATTTAGCCCGGTTCGCCGGGCATCTGCCGGGATAGCCCAGTTGGTTAGAGCGCATGTTTCTACATGAGGTCAGCGGTTCGAATCCGTTTCCCGGCTCAACTCAATCAGAGTTAAGTAACCCGTGAGGGTGAAAATATATTTGCATTATATATACAATCAATGTAGCCGGAAGCGTCTGGCTACGACCTGAAGGAATGGCGGAATTGGTAAACGCAAGTATGCAGATAGATTGAAGAAAGTCATACATAGGTAATCTATCATCCCGGTTCGAGTCCGGGTTCCTTCACAGAGAATTTTTCTTTTTATGTTTAACTAATGTTGCCAGCGAAAAGGACGCTGTAGGGTTAAAGCCCCTGTTATTTGAGTTTTAATTGTTCTATACTTTTCCGGTGTGCTTTGAACGGCTATCCGGAAGCAAGAAGCTCGTGAGAGTGCTATTTAATAGTTAATGTCGTGTTTTATTTTGTGTATGTGTTCTAGGTGAATGGTTCGTGAGAATAGTTCACTTAAAACGGATGGCTGGTGTAATTGGCAGCATACGCAGATATGCGTGATGTGGGTTCGATCCCCACGCCATTCACCCTTCTGATCCTAATTAAATTATAGTAGTTCATGAGTTTTGTTTTGTGTTTGTGATTGGGGTGTATGGTCTGTGAAGATAGTGCACCTTTTTAATTAATCGGGCGGATATGTATATCGTTGGTTGAAACTGCGGTGAGGTGCACCAATATTCCGTGAGACCGGTTCGACTCCGGTTCCGTCCACTAGCATTTACATTATGTATAAATCAGGGAGCCGTACACCCTTCAAAGCGTAGCCGTTCCATAAGGTACATTGGATTATTCATTTTCTTATTTTTCTGCCTGTACAATATCGTACAGGCAGTTTTTACTACCTGAAAATGGCGTTAAAATGGCGAAGTTTCTGTTTGCATAACTTGTCATTTTACGATAACTTTACTGATGTAATAAACTAAAAGTCAAACCATTAAATTAGAATTATGACAGCGAGAAAAAACACTGTATCAACGGTTCAGAATGAAGAGAAGAAGAAAAACTCTATTAGACCGCTTCTAGCTTCTGAAATTGAATGTAGAGTTGGTACTATGAAACCGGACGGTTCGGGCTGCTCCTTGCTATTATACAAGGATGCTCGAGTAGACATGAGAATACTCGATGAAGTGTTCGGAGAAATGAACTGGAAACGGCACCATGATGTCGTTAATGGGAATCTATTCTGTACGTTGTCCATTTGGGATAATGAAAAGAAGGAATGGGTGAGTAAACAGGATGTTGGGACAGAATCCAGCACAGAAAAAGAGAAAGGGCAGGCTTCGGACGCCTTTAAACGTGCAGGATTTAACTGGGGAATTGGGCGTGAACTTTATACGGGTCCTTTCATTTGGGTTCCACTTGAGAAAAATGAAGTATATCAGAGCAAAACAGGTTCTCCTGCTCTATATACTAAATTCAGTGTGAAAGAGATTGGCTATAACGAGCAAAAGGAGATTATTCTACTTGTTATTGTGGACAATAAAAACCGTGTTCGTTTTGCTTATGGTAATACGAAGGAAAAAGTATATGCTCCTAATGTTTCTGCTTCAAATGCTTCGGGCAAAGTATATACTGGTGTAGACCTGGATCGTGCAATTAAACAAATGACTGGTGTTAAAAGCCGCGAAGAGCTTGAAAGAGTTTGGGCTGAGCATCCTGAACTTCACAATAATAAGGAGTTCAGAAACATAACTATTGACATGCAGAAAACGTATCCCCCTAGAAATTGATAATAATGATAGAATTAGTGAAATCCAGTGTGGTTTTCAATGAGGAAAACCACACTTATATGCTCGGTGAAAAACAGTTGCAAGGTATAACCGGTATGATTAGCCGGCAGTTGTTCCCTGACAAATATAAAGATGTCCCGGATTTTGTATTGAAGAGAGCTGCTGAGAAGGGTAGCCTTATTCATGCTCAATGCCAGTTTGCTGATGTAACAGGCTTACCTCCTGAAAGTATTGAAGCAGAGAATTATATCAGAATGAGGGTAAATGCCGGATATAAGGCGCTTGCCAATGAATATACCGTTTCTGATAACGAATACTTTGCATCGAATATAGATTGCGTTTGGGAGAAAGTCGGTAGAATTAGTCTTGTTGACATTAAAACTACGCTGCATCTTGATAAGGAGTATTTAAGTTGGCAGTTGTCAATCTATGCTTATCTGTTTGAACTCCAAAATCCATTACTCAAAGTTGATAAATTGTTCGGCATTTGGGTACGTGGTGATAAACATGAATTGGTTGTAATTCCTCGTAAGCCTGATAAAGAAGTCAAGAAGTTAATGGAATGCGAGAAGAAGGGTGAGCAATATCTATCCGATCTTCCCGTTCCTGCCCCTGATGATGACAAGTTACTTATTCCAATGCAGCTTGTAAATACTATAATCGGGATTGAGGAAGAACTTGCAGATCTAACCAAGATTCAGAAAGATTATAAAGCAAAATTGAAAACTGCTATGCGTGAGAATGGTGTCAAGTCATGGGATGCCGGAAGATTGCGAGTTAGTTATACACCCGCTTCTACGAGTGACAATTTTGATACTAAAAAGTTTCAGGCTGACCATCCGGAATTATATTCTAAGTATATCAAAACAGTTCCTAAAGCTGATAGTATCCGTGTAACAATAAGGGAGGATAAATCATGAGTTTAAACAAATTGATGCTTATCGGGCACGTTGGCAAAGACCCCGATATTAGAATTTTGGAAGCTGGTTCTAAAGTGGCCACTTTCTCCTTTGCCACCACTGAAAAAGGCTATACCCTTGCCAATGGAACACAGGTTCCTGAAAGAACTGAATGGCATAATATTGTTGTTTGGCGTGGTCTTGCCGATGTTGTTGAGAAGTATGTCCATAAGGGAGACAAGTTGTATCTGGAAGGAAAGATAAGAACTCGGAGTTATGATGATAGCAGAGGAATTAAACGGTATATTACAGAACTTTTTGTTGATAATATGGAGATGCTTTCTGTTAAGCCTCAACAAGCGCCACCACCGCCACCTCTTCCGGAACACACCAATAATCAGACTCGAAGTGCGGTGAATGAGTGCCCGCCACCGCCACCACCGACCAAGGACGATTTGCCATTCTGATAGGTTATGGAAGCAACATTGACGAAGAAAGATGGCAAAATCCAAATGGATAAGTCTTTCGAGTTCATGTGCAGCACACTTCGTAATGGAGAATACACTGTAACCATTAAGAAAAAAACACAGCCGAGAACATTAAATCAAAATGCTCTCATGTGGAAATGGTTTCAGTGTATTGGTGCCTGTTTGCGTGAATACACAGGTGAAGAGTATTGGAGCACTGCTGCTGGAGTTCAGGATATACATGACTTGTATTGTAAGAAGTTTCTTGTGAAACAGGTTCATGTGAATGGTAAGGTGGAAACTATTGTGCGAGGAACAAGTAAACTTAATACTTTAGAGATGCATAATTTCATGGAAAGCGTGAAAATAGATGCGGCCACCGAGTTTGGTATTACACTTCCATTGCCTGAAGACCAGCATTACTTAGATTTTATTCATGAGTACCAAAACCGGTACTAATTAATCCTTTTATAATTTATGATTGCAAATTTGAGAAACTACGAACCCGAGACAATCGAGTTTGTAGTTCCCGATTCTATTCGGGAAAAATTTCCCCCTGTTTTATTTCAGGGTTCTACGAATGTAGATGAATTGATAAAGTTGGTGAATGAGCATTTCAATGCTACATTCCCTGAAAGTGAGGTGACACAACGTTTACTGGATGAATTTGAGATTTCCGAAATTCGTGAAGAGTATTGCATCAAGCAAGAGAATGAGGTCCCCAAACGCGAACGTGAACTGTTGGAAGCCATTGAACGTGCGAAGAAAATTAAGAGTGATGCACAAGACAGGTTAGCTTCTATTAAGACTGAAATTAAAGACCTGGCTGCCGAGGTCAAAAAGGGGACGAGGGAGTATCATCTTTCAAGTAAGAATACGATCCGGTTTGCTCTTGATGGATATTTCCTGTATTATTCATGGGTGAACGGTGAGTTTAAGCTTGTGAAAGCTGAAAAAATTCCTGATTGGGACAAACGTTCTCTTTGGGCACAGGAAGATCGAAACAGAAAAGCGATGCTTGATTTGTTTGGTATTGAATATCCTGAAGTAGAACGTCCTATTGATGATACAGAAGATTATGGGGACAAGTTCGAAGAAGACCTGTCCGATAAACTTCCTGAAGAAGAACCGGAAGACGATGAGTAGATTGCAGCACAAAAAAGGCAGGAAGTCCAACTATGTGAAGCGGCTTGTGAATAATCCAGATTGGGAAGAAGCCAAGCGTAAAGTTCGTATTAGGGACGGACATAAATGCCAGATGTGCGGTAAAGACTTTAATTTAGAGATTCACCACAAAACATACAGGGTTAACGGAAAATCAATCGTTGGTCATGAGCTTGAACATCTTGATTGTCTCGTTACCCTTTGTGGTGACTGTCATTCGAAAGTTCATAAATATCACATCAAATTATGACATACCAGTTAAGAGACTACCAAAAAAGTGCTAGTGATGCAGCGGTCAGCGTTTTTAAATCCAAGGAAAAGAAAAACTACGTGATAGTTCTTCCCACTGGTGCCGGGAAGTCCCTTGTCATTGCCAATATAGCTGCACGGATAGACGGGCCGCTGATAGTGTTCCAGCCTAGCAAGGAAATACTCGAACAAAATTTTGCGAAACTTCAATCATACGGCATATTCGATTGTGGAGTTTATTCAGCTTCTGCCGGAAGAAAGGATATCAATCGTATTACGTTTGCTATGATTGGTAGTGTGATGAAACACATGAGTTTCTTCAAACATTTCAAGCACGTTCTGATTGATGAATGTCATTTAGTGAATCCGGAGAAAGGAATGTATAAGGAATTCTTTGAAGATGAGCAAAGGAAAGTTATTGGGCTGACAGCGACTCCTTACAGACTATGTTCAAGAAGAGGTGGTGCTATGCTTAAATTTATAACTCGTACCCGGCCAAAGGTTTTCACTGATGTTATTTATCACTGTCAGGTGAGTGAACTACTTGCTAAAGGATTTCTCGCAAGTTTGAAATACTATGATATTACAAAGTTGGATTTAAGTAGAGTCAGGACTAATTCTACTGGTGCAGATTACGATGAAAAAAGTCTTCTGCAAGAGTTTGAACGTGTGGACATATACAAAGATATAGTTGGATGGACAAAACGTCTGTTGAACCCCAAATCGGGCATACCACGCAAAGGTATTTTAATATTCACGAGGTTTATTCGTGAAGCTGAAAAACTGGCTTCCGAAATTCCTAATTGTGCGATCGTTAGCGGTTCTACTCCAAAGGAAGAAAGGGCACGAATTCTGAAAGGTTTTAAAGATGGAAGAATAAAAGTTGTTGCTAATGTCGGAGTACTTACAACCGGATTCGATTACCCGGAGCTTGATACGATTGTTCTTGCACGTCCAACCAAATCCCTTTCCCTCTATTATCAAATGGTCGGTCGTGTTATTCGTCCCTGCCAAGGTAAAGAGGGTTTGGTTGTTGATTTGAGTGGGAATTTCCGGCGTTTTGGGCGTGTTGAAGAGTTACGCATAGAACAGCCTGAAAAGGGAAAATGGTGTATAATGAGTCGTGGCCGTCAATTAACCAATGTAGTATTTTAATTATCATGTGGAGAAATTACAAGAAGAAAGAAAAGAAAAAGCCTCTTTTCGAGGTAGAAGGTGTTAAGGTCAAGAAGAAACCTGATCTTGTCGATAAACTAGACAGGATATTTAGTTTATTCATCCGTTATCGTGATACGATGCCTAATGGATATTTTCAGTGTATTTCATGTGGTAAAATAAAGCCTTTCAATAAAGCAGATTGCGGTCATTACATCAACCGCCAACACATGAGTACTCGCTTTGATGAAATGAACTGCAATGCTCAATGTTCACATTGTAACCGCTTCATGGAAGGAAATATTCAGGATTATCGCAGACGTCTAGTTGCCAAGTATGGTGAACGAAATGTGCTGATCCTGGAAGCCAAGAAAAATGTTACTAAGCAATTTAGTGACTTTCAATTAGAAAAGCTGATTACTCATTACAAGGAAGAAGCGAAAAAACTGAAGGAAGCAAAAGGTCTGTGAGTTTTATTACTAATCGGAGTATAATCCCTTAAAATATGGAAAGAAATTCATTCATCTTTTATAAAGGGTGGAGAGAAGCAATCAAGGATTTGCCGGATGATGTCAGGCTGGAGATTTACGAAAGCATAATTGAGTATGCGACAACGGGAAATCTTCGGGGGTTGAAACCTATGGCAAATATTGCTTTCAACTTTATAAAGATAGATATAGACAGGGATACTGAAAAGTATATGTCTATTGTGGAAAGGAATAAGAGCAATGGTTCTAAGGGGGGACGTCCGAAAAGTGAAAACCCAAAAGAACCCAAAGAACCCACAAAACCCACTGGGTTATTTGGAAACCCAAAAGAACCCACAAAACCCGATAATGATAATGAATATGATAATGATTATGTAGATGATAATGATTCTCATTTAAAAAAGAAAGAAACTTCTCCTAAAGGAGAATCAAAGAAAGACGAGCTTTCTTTGTTCCCCGAGGAAAAGATTGATTGGGGTGGGCTAATGGATTATTTTAATTCCACGTTTAAAGGTAAACTTCCTGCTATAAAGTCCATAGATGCAAAACGAAAGAAAGCTATTAAAGCACGTGTCGCACAATACGGGAAGCAAGCTATATTCGATGTGTTCCAATTGGTTTTAGACAGTCCTTTCTTGCTTGGACAAAACGATAAAAATTGGAGGTGCACTTTTGACTGGATATTCTTGCCTACAAAATTTACAAATATTTTAGAAGGTAACTATAATGGAAAACGAACTGATACTGCGGCCACAAGAAGAGAATCGGTTAGCAGTCTTACGGACCTCGCCGAAAAACTATTGCAAAGCTCTATGCCCCAAGAAGGTTGAAGATGTATTTCAAAGTGATGAACCTTCTATTGGCACTATCATAAGAAAGTTTGGTGAACCACAGGCTAGAGCAGTGCTGGTCATATTGATAGCTGATGCCTTGGAGTTTTTCAATGTCAGTAATACAATGTCTGCTACCCAAGTTGCTACTACAGTAGATTTAATCATTGAAGAATATCCCTATATGAAAACTGATGATTTTAAACTGTGTTTCAAGAATGCAATGAAAATGAAATATGGTGAAAATTACAATCGTATTGATGGTTCTATCATTATGGGATGGCTTCGTGAATACAACAAAGAACGTTGTGCTGTTGCTGATAATCAGTCATGGAATACTCATAAGGCTAAATTGTCAGGGGAAACGAGTTTTACAAGTGGCTTGTCGTATGAAGAATACCGGAACGAACTCAAACTTAGAGTTGAGCAAGGAGATGAAGAAGCTGCTAAAGCGTTAAGTCTCTCAAATGAAATAATCTCTTATCTAAACAAAAGAGAATATGGCAAACAAGAAGCAGAAGGTGACAATTTACTGGAACACTAGGCATATCAAACTTGAAGATATTCCTGAAGTGAAAAGAAGAATACGGGAGCGTTTTGGTATTCCTAATCACACAACTGTTAATGGTGAAACGGATTGTTATATCCGTGAGGAAGATATGGAATTGCTTCGGGAAACGGAAAAACGTGGCTTCATTCAAATACGTAATAAGCCCGCATGAAAATGGCGTTAAAATGGCGAAGTTTCTGTTTGCATAACTTGTCATTTTACGATAACTTTACTGATGTAATGAATTAAAAGTCAAACCAATATAATTAAATTATGGAAGTACAAAACATTAGAATTGACCTTATCAGTCCTTCTCCTTTGAATCCGAGAAAGACTTTTGATGAAGCAGCTCTTGAAGAGCTTGCAAGCAACATTGAAAAGCAAGGTTTATTGCAACCTATCACTGTCAGAGTTGCTAAATCCGAGGAGATGACTAACCTAGAAACCGGAGATGTTACCCCATTACCTTACACATACGAAATTGTTTGCGGTGAGCGTCGTTTCCGGGCTGTGTCACTTTTGAAAGCAAAGGAAGATGAAGCGAATGTTGCAAAAATCAAAGCCCATCGAAAAAAGTCGGAAAAATTTCAGACAATATCCTGCATTGTCAGAGAAATGACAGATGATGAGGCTTTTGAAGCGATGATTACCGAGAATCTTCAAAGAAAAGATGTTGATCCCATCGAAGAAGCTTTTGCCTTTGCGCAGTTGGCTGAAAAAGGACGAACTTTGGAAGATATCGCTCTTAAAATAGGAAAGTCTACCCGGTTTGTTTTTGACCGTATTAAATTGAATTCTCTTATTCCTGAACTAAAAGAGCGGGTAAGAAATGGAGATATACCATTGTCCGGTGCTATGATTCTTTCTAAATTGGATGAAGATACTCAAAAAGAGTTTCATGAGGAGGAGGAAGAACAATGTACTACTGCTATGATTCGAGAATTTGTGAGTAATTCTTTCATGGAGCTTGGTAACGCACCTTGGATTAAAGATGATTCCGATAATTGGGAAAATACCGATATTAAATCATGTTCTCAATGTGAGAATAATACGTGTAATCATGGTTGTTTGTTCTATGAAATGAATAGTAAGGATGCTAGATGTATCAATGCTGCTTGCTATGAGAAAAAACAGATTGCTTATGTGACGCGGAAAATTCAACTAGAATATGAACATCTTGTTAAAGTTGGCGAACCTCTTTCATTTGGAAAAACAGTAATTATCGCTAGACGTCCCGATACATATTGGGGAGAAGATAGAAAGGTTTTCTATGAAAAAACTTTGGAAGCTGTTAAACAACTTGGATTTGAAATAGTTGATCCTGATGAAATCTTTAGATGTAAGTGCTGGTATTCAGAAGATGATGAACGCACTTTGAAAATGCTTGAAGATGGAGAAGTTTATCGTTGTCTTTCATTTTTTGGACATTATTCTCCCGAATTTAACGTTAGTTTCTATTATGTTAGAAAAGAAACGGCTTCCTCTACTTCCGCCGTTGCCGATCTAAAAGAGATAGAAAGGGAAAAAATAAACGCCCAATTAAAAAGAGCGAAGGATATAGTCAAGGAGAAGTCTGCTGAAGAAATGCGCAAGTGGGCGCAAGAGAAAACATATTATCAGAGAACAAAAGAATTCTCTGAAAATGAACAACTTGTTTTTGATGTGCTGGTTCTTAGCGGTTGTAGCAGTACTTATCTTGAAAAACTGAATTTGAAAAAATGGAATGGTGAGAGTGATTTTGTAAATTATGTCAAGAACAACCAAGCTGACCGACACCAATGGTATAGAGCCTTTATTGCTGAATGCTTATCATCGAATAATGTGAATTTCTACTCCTATTTGCAAAAGTGTCAGAAAATCCTTTTTGCAGAACAATATCCGGATGATTTCAAAGCACTCTCTAAGAAACTTGCGGATTCATATGATAAGAAAGAAAAGAAGCTCAAAGAAAGACTGAAAGAACTAAATAACGATAACACAGAGGAAGCCTAGTGGTTTCCTCTCTTTATTGACGCACTTATGAAAACGTGGACTGACGAACAACTTGCTATACTTGACAGTGAGTACCCGACTGCTGATTTAAAAGAACTTGCTAGGCGTCTTGATAAAACACTTAGTGCTGTTAAAACAAAGGCCTTGATTCGAAAACTTAGGCGCTCTCCGAGAATCTCGTTTTGGAATAGTGAGAGACTTGATAAATTGAAAAAGTTGTATCCCAATCATACTAATGAGGAAATAGCACAGATATTAGGTATCACTTATTCTGCTGTAAATGGAATTGCATTTAAATTACGGCTCTTTAAATCTAAAGAATTTAAATTTCAATGCGCTTCTAAAAGCTTCTTTCCCAAAGGCCACCAACCGATGAACAAGGGACGTAAGCAAACGGAATATATGTCAAAGGAACAATTAGCAAAAACGAAAGCTACTCGATTTAAGAAAGGACATATCCCAAAAAATCATAAACCAGTCGGTTATGAACGCATAACTCGTGACGGTTACATTGAAGTGAAAACTGCCGAACCGAATGTCTTTGAACTTAAACATCGGCTTGTATGGATTGAGCATAATGGAGAAATCCCCCCTGGTTATAATATTCAGTTTAAGGATGGCAATAGGCAAAACGTTTCCATTGAGAACCTTTACATGATTAGTCGTTCTGAACAATTAAAAAAAGAGAATTCTTTGTATGCCCGATATCCGGAAGATGTTCAGTACCTAATCAAGCTAAAAGGAGCTTTGAATAGACAAATTAATAAAGCAACAAAAAAGAATGAATCATGACTGATGGAGCAATAGATAGATTGAAAGAAATGGTTAATAAACCATTCCTTTATCAGAATGAAGAAGTTGTAATTCTCAATTACTGTGACGGTACCGGTGATGATGGTACCGAAGTTGAGATATACTTGAATAATGGCAAAGTGTTAGTGTTTAGTATGTTTGATTTGGCTTCCAAGTTGAACCGTTTCCGGCCAATAACAAATACTGTTGTCGTGTTGGCAAATGAACGGTTGAATAAGGTGTCTACAGTGAACCCTACCATTTTACAAGATTTGAGGAATTTGGTTCTTCAACAAATTAAGGATGTGAAAGAAGATCCTAGTAAAGTGAGCCAAGCAAAACAAGTTTTCCAAGGGGTTAATACCGTAATCAATCTTGCCAAAACAGAATTGGAATACAGGAAGTATTTGGATACAACAGACCCTCAAAATAAATAATTAGTATGCTGATAGGTAAAGAATATGTTCATTGGTTTCGCATCAGAGACCAACCTAATAGAATCGTGTGAGATTATTCATAGTCTAACAATTTAACCCGATCGATATGATAACATTGAATAGGTTTGCCCAGAGATGCTTGAATATCATGAGGAAGCGCTTTAAGATGAATGAGCATAGCTCAAGAAAAGCGTTTAGCATAAGAATTGAAGCCGTTTGGAGAAAATTCGATATTGCTTCTAAATATAGGAGTGATAATCTTCCTAAATATTCGGAAGATGAAGAATTAGCAGCCGAGATGATAATTTACCTTGTTGCCTATTTAAAAAGATTTGGTTGTGAGGACATTGAACAGCTTATCAAAGATAAGATAGAGTTCGATGATAGAAAAAATGATTAGGTGTTGTTACTGACTGTTTGTGTTGTTGATTTTGTGTTGTTGATTTTAATATAGTTAGTTATGACAGAGATTATTCAAGTCTGCCTACTTGATTTTAATAAGGGGCAGCTCACGGGATTGCCGAAAAATCCACGTTTTTTTCGTGATTACCGCTTTGAAGCGATGAAGAAAAGCATTCAGGATTCGCCAGAGATGCTTGAGCTTCGAGAACTTATAGTTTTTCCCTACAATGATGGCAGATATATTGTTGTTTGTGGTAATTTACGTTTGCGAGCTTGCAAGGAGTTAGGTTATAAAGAACTGCCTTGTAAAATTCTGGCACCTGATACCCCCGTTAAGAAGTTGAGGGAATATGCCACTAAAGATAATGTCAATTTTGGTGAGAATGATTTGGACGTTATGGAAAACGAGTGGAATAAGGCGGAACTCCAAGATTGGGGCATCGAATTTGCCCCGGAGAAGAAAGAGGATGAATTTAAAGAGCGCTTCGATGCCATCACGGATGATACAGCCATTTATCCTCTCATTCCAAAGTATGACGAAAAACATGAGTTGTTTATCATCACCTCAAGTAATGAGGTAGATAGCAACTGGCTTCGTGAAAGGCTGGACATGCAGCACATGAAGTCGTACAAAACCGGGAAAATAAGTAAATCCAATGTAATTGATATAAAAGACGTTCGCCATGCCCTGCAAGATAGTAATACCAAGTCATAAACGCCATGACCGGGTGTTCGCTAAAAAGTTGGTGAACGATCCTATCATTTGCGTTGCTGAAAGTCAAGCTGACTTATATCAACAATTTAACCCGGAATGTGAAATTGTTACTCATCCTGACGACGTTATGGGCCTCATCCCGAAACGTAACTGGATGGCAAAGCATTTTGGAGAACTTTTCATGCTTGATGATGATGTCCATGCCTGCAAACCTATTTATGTGGAAAAAGGAGAACCTAGCCGGATAAAGGATAAAGATAAGATAACCAATATCATTCAGTCATTATTTGAGATGGCCAGTATGATGGATGTACATCTGTTTGGCTTCACCGCTCGGATATCGCCGGTAATGTATGATGAATCCGCTTTTCTTTCTCTTTCGAAAATGATAACCGGTTGCAGTTATGGAGTAATCTATAACAAAAACACTTGGTGGAATGAGGAAATACGTTTGAAGGAAGATTTTTGGATTTCTTGTTACATGAAGTACAAAGAACGTAAGGTTTTAACCGATTTGCGGTATAATTTTGAGCAAAAGAACACTTTTGTAAACGCTGGTGGGCTTGCTTCTATAAGGAATCAGGAAGAGGAACGTAAATCTATCCTCTTTATCAAAAAGAATTTTGGTGATAGTATTTTGCTAAAGAGTGCAACCACTAATGGGAAAGACAAAACAAAGCAGCTCGTTCAATATAATATATCATGCAAATTCAAATTCTAATAGTCTGTAAAAAAGGCGTTTAAATGGCGTCCATTCTGTTTGTCATATTCGCCTTTTTTAGCTAATTTTACTGATGTAATGAACTAAAAGTCAAACCATTAAATTAGAATTATGATTATAAGAACAGTTTGCGGATATGATTTCTTTGAGGTGAGTTCTGCAATGCAGAAAGCCATTAGGCGAGCCGACACCGGGGTAGCCGGCTTTTTTGCATTGGAACTTTGGGCGAGTGGGTACCGCGACTATGTGTGGAAGCGTCTGTTTACCATTAGTGCTGAAGACTGCTTTGGAATCATTACGAAAGAGATAGAAGCATTATGGCAGGGGCATGAGCTGGTAAACAAGACTGCTACTGAACCCAAAGGGAGGATATTTGTCAGTAAAGCTGTCATTCTCCTTTGTGAATGTAGAAAGAATCGTGATGCGGATCATTTGCAAAACTTCATTTATGATAGAAAGGATATTGATATAGAAAAGTGGATAAATGATGTCAGGCGTTATCCTATTCCTATTCCAGACTACACTTTCGATGTACATACACGAAAGGGTAAAAAACATGGGAGAACCAAAGAAGAATTCTTTCGGGAAGAATACAAGGCGTTACAACCTCGTGTTCCTGGTTTATTCGATGATTTGGTTCAATCCAGTCAACCAAAGTTATTTAATGATGAAACCACGGCTAAGTAGCTGTGGTTTCTCATTTTTCATATAAGTCAAACCAATTTAATTAAGAAAATGAACACGTATTACAAATTTGCGCCAAATGTATTTTTGGCAAAGTGTGATGAGAAGCATGAAAAAGGTGAAACTATTGAGGTTACCACCAAGTACGGTAAGGAGAACGAAAGTATAGTATTTAATCTAATCTTCGAGAAAGATGGATTTTACTATTACTCCATTGTTAGAGCTGACGGCTTTAATGCTCAAGAATGGGCGAAGCGACGAGCGGAACGTCGTAGGAAATGGGCTGCATCTGCTGTACAGAGAAGTAATGAATACTATAATAAGTCCAACAAAGATAAAGATTTTCTTTCCCTTGGTGAACCTATAAAAGTAGGACATCATAGCGAAAAGCGACATAGAAAAGCGATAGACGATGCTTGGAACAATATGGGTAAAAGTGTTCAGTTTGACGAAAAAGCAGCAGAACACGAAAGTAAAGCAGAATATTGGGATAAGAGAGCTAATACCATAAATTTGTCAATGCCTGAAAGCATAGATTTCTATGAGCATAAATTAGAAGTCGCAAAGGAGTATCATGCAGGTGTCAAATCTGGGAAGTATCCACGTATGCACTCTTACACTTTAACTTATGCTAAGAAAGATGTAAACGAAGCTCAAAAGAATTATGACCTTGCAGTAAAGCTGTGGGGCGATGTTTAATAATCTGTAGTATCTCAAATAATTTACTATGAGAGAATTATCAAAAGAAACCTCATTACAAAGGGTAATGAGGGCTTCAGGTCGTGTACCTGTACAATGCTCATGCAGTGTTTGTAAACAACAATGTCATACGCCATGTTTAGGTACTCCTGATGATATTGAACGAATTATTGATGCAGGTTATGCCGACAGGTTAGCACTGACGAACTGGGCTGCTGGTATATTCTTAGGGGTTATTAATATTGCTATTCCGATGATTCAGCCCGTTGCTGGTAAGGAGTATTGTGCTTTTTTCGAGAATGGACTGTGTATCTTACATGATAAGGGTTTGAAGCCCACTGAAGGACGTTTGTCTCATCACACAGTCAGGAAGGATAACTTCAATCCTGCTATGAGTATTGCTTGGAACGTTGCAAAAGAATGGCTGATGCCGGAGAATGAGGATGTACTTTCTCGTGTAGTAAATAAATTCTTGAATGCGAGGAAGCCATGAATGTGTGTCAATCAATACCTCGTAGAGATTGTAAGGTGTTTGCTAAATGTGGAGCAAAATCCTTATCACATTGCCGGCGGCACCGCGAAACTGATGAGAAGTGTAAAAGTTGTACTCTAATTCGTCGTAAGCCGCGTAATCGGATTATAGATGATTCAGGACGTGAAATGAAAAGATGTACCCATTGCGGAAATTACTTCTACTTGAACCGGTTCTACAATCGTATAGTGGTGAGAAAAGGTAAGGAATATCATTTGTTGACTTCCTGGTGCCGTATGTGTATGTCACAGATTAATAATCAGAGGGCAAAGAAGAAAAAGTGACTTGTCTATTAAATTTTTTGTATGAAATATTATGCTTCAGTCAGCTTTGGAAAGGATTCCTTGGCAATGCTTTTCATGCTAATAGATAAAGGATATCAGTTGGATGAAGTCGTTTTCTATGATACAGGTATGGAATTTCAGGCAATCTATAACACTCGTGATGCTGTTCTTCCAATTCTTAAAAAACTTGGCATTAAATATACAGAACTGCATCCGGAGCAACCTTTTCTTTGGACAATGTTTGAAAGGCCGGTTAAGAAAAGAGGGACCAATATTATCCATAAAAAAGGATATAGTTGGTGTGGGGGAACATGTCGGTGGGGAACGAGTGAAAAACTTCGTGCGTTGAAAGCTCACACAAAAGATGGAATTGATTATGTCGGTATTGCTGCCGATGAGATGCATCGCTTTGAAAAGGAAAAACGACCAAATCGGGTTTTACCACTTCGTGATTGGGGCATTACTGAAGCAGATGCACTCCAGTATTGTTACACAAAAGGCTTTGTTTGGCATGAGGATGGAGTAAGGCTATATGAGCTACTTGATCGTGTGAGTTGCTGGTGTTGTGGAAATAAGAACTTGAAGGAGTTGAAGAATATGTATTTGTACCTTCCATGGTATTGGAAAAAGCTGAAAGAACTTCAGTTAAATACCGATAGGCCCTATCGGCGTAATAGTGGAGAAACCATTTTTGATTTAGAGGAAAGATTTAAACGTGAAATGCAATAGAAAGAGTTATTATGATTCCCTTATGTATAAATGGAAAAGATTATTATGATCGAGAAGAAGCACTTGCTGCCTGGTTCGAGGAATGGTTAATGAAACAAGACTTTGAGCAAGATCTTATTGATCGAGAGCTGGAGCTTGAATATCGAAAGACTCATCTTGATTGGAACACTCCTTATGTGATGTATGGTGTTCGTAAAAAACATAAGTGTATCCAAAAGAATGAAATTGCCGTGTTTTATGACTTGTTACCGAGACAAAAGCGTGCTCGTACTGCTGAAACACATTGGTATAAAGTATTGTACAAGAGAAAGGCCACTCCTGAAGAAGTTGAGTCACTCAAGGCTGGGGAATATACCCGTAGATATTTGGTGTATTCCCTGTTTATTGAGAAGAAAATGACTCTTGACAAGGCTTTATCTCTTATAGTTGCCGATGATAAATTATTAGGAATTGCTGATAATACCATCTCTGAAATTGTAACAGCCTTTGAGACTTTCTTTAACCGTAAATTTAGAATTTATAAACCCGAGTTTACAACTCAACTTAATTTATTTACAGATTAATATGAAAACAACAATTATTTCATGTGTGATTTTGTTTGTGTTCCTGCTATATGTAGGACACTTTTCTATAACAATCAAGCCGTTCACAGTCCAACTTCCATACTGGCATCGTTCGCTCGGACTGTTTTTGTTGATCCTCTCTTTTATAGTGTATAATGCCGGTGAACATGCAAAAGGCTATCTTGATGGTTTAAAAGAGGGTGAGAGGATAATATTTGATTTGTTGAAGAAAAAGACCGAGTAAAATGGCGTTAAAATGGCGAAGATTCTGTTTGCTAAACTTGTCAATAACGATTACCTTTATAGATGTAAAGCATTAAAAGTCAATCAATATGAAGAGGAATGAAAAAATAGAAAAATTAGAAAGACTAGGTATTTTCAATCAATGGAAATATAATACAGAAAGAGCAAATGAGACATTTAATATTGAGTGTCCTGACTTCTCAATGACAAATGAAGAACGGATGAACAATTTGTTAGATGTTGATTGCTGCTTTCATCGGTTTCTAGCTATTTCATTCCCTTTTTATAATACTCCTGAAGGTGCTGTTTTTTGGGAGAATATTGCAAAAAAATAATCGAACTTAATTGAATTGAAATTATGAGTAAAAAAGATTTAATAGAGCAGAACATCACAAGAGTTCAAGAATATGTGAGGGAACTTATTGAAGATGCAAAGTGGAATAATGGTGTTTCGGAAACTCTTGAATCTACTTCAATAATTGTAGGTAATAGTGATGATATCTATGATTTTGCAATTTTATTTGCTTCTAATAGTGAATGTGTTTATTGTGAATTCATAAATGGTAAAATAGAGTACATTGATTGTGAACTAGATTGTGAAATATGCCAATTTGAAGGAAGACTAATTTTTCAATATATAAACGGAAGTTTTCATAATCCTACTAGTCAAATTATCGAACTGTCAAAATTGCTGATGAAAGGCGAATTAAAAGACACAAAAAGTATCTTTTGTTCTATGGTACTTCGATTAATGGATACTGAAGAATACAGTAACAATTATTGCAAATCTTTGGATTTAGTTCTGAGGCTGTTTCCTGAAATAGATGGAGAATTATTAGAAAAGGAATTGGATAGATATATTTAAGCATTACAAGGATGAGTAAAATGAATTTAAATGAATTAAGAGACAAAGCATATAAAACAGCTTGTGAACATGGGTTTCACGATCAAGAGCTAAGTAACAATCATTTTCTTTGCTTTGTGATTTCTGAACTGATGGAAGCTGTGGAAGCAGATAGAAAAGGAAGGCGTGCTAATGTTGATCGGTATAATAAGAAGATTGCTAACAGCCGCATTTGTCAAGGATTGGATTCTGACATTCCCAAAGAGCGCGGTTACGAAGTTGCATATAACGAAACCATTAAAGGTTCAATCGAAGAAGAATTAGCTGATGCTGTTATCCGCTTGCTTGATCTTGCAGGACTTCGAGGAATAAGCCCTGCCAACGGAGATATTGATGACTGTATTGAAGATATGGCAGAAGCCTGTAAAGGCGAAACTTTTACCGAATCAATCTATTTCATCTCTACACTTCCCGTTAGATATGACGGAATATTTGATTTTTCTACAGCCGTGAATGATATGATACTATCTATTTTCGGGCTTGCCAAGCACTTAGATGTAGACCTGCTTTGGCACATCGAGCAGAAAATGAAGTATAACGAACTCCGTGAAAAGATGCACGGGAAGAAGTATTAACTCTCATAACAAAAAAATGGATGATAAACGAAAACAAATATTGGTAGATTACATATCCTACCTGTATACGACGGGTAGGAGCTATGATAGCATCGGGAAATACATCAAATATGTGACTGATTTTCTTGAAAATTCCGAAGAAATCAATCGTCGTGGTTATTATAAATATAAACATAAAAATGCTGATGCTATGGTGCGCCATTCGTTTATGTGTGAGGCTGTTTGTGATTTATTGTCTTATCTTAAAATCGGATATGGCCGACGGGAAAAGCCTGTAAAGCCTTTGGAGAAACTTGAGGTTATTTCAGAGAAGAATAAGAAACTGCTTAATGATTTTATAATATGGTTGACTGATAACAATGATTATTCTTCTCACACAATTGATGTCTATTATACCTCGTTGAGAAAATATTTTGAATACGCCAATGAACTAAATATGGATAATTGCAGACGATTTATAAAAAGCCTTGAAGAGGAAAAACTTTCTCCAGCTACCATTCGATTACGTATTACAGCCATTGAGAAGTTCTCCAAATGGGTGAAGAAACCTATTGAACTGAAACGACCTAGAATGAAACGCAAGTTGGATGTAAACAATGTGCCGACAGAAGAGGAATATAATAGGTTACTGGAGTATCTGAAAACAAAACTCAACAAGGATTACTATTTCTTCATTAAGGTATTGGGTACTACAGGAGCTCGGCTCTCGGAGTTTCAGCAATTTACGTGGGAGGATATAGCGGCCGGCGAAGTTGTTTTGAAAGGGAACAAGTATCGGCGTTTCTTTTTCCAAAAGCAATTGCAGAGGGAAGTGAAGGACTATATAAAGGAGACAGGCAAGTCCGGTACTCTTGCTGTTGGGAGATTCGGGCCGTTGACTCAAAGAGGTCTTTCACAGCATCTGAAAGTATGGGGTAAACATTGTGGTATCGATTCGAAAAAAATGCACGCTCACGCCTTCCGGCACTTCTTTGCTAAAATGTTCCTGGAGAAAACCAAAGATGTAATTCAATTAGCAGACCTTCTTGGTCATGGTAGTGTAGATACAACAAGAATTTATTTACAAAAAAGTTATGATGAACAACAAAGAGACTTTAATAAAAACGTTACGTGGTAGTGTAGCCCAGCTCAATGAATTGTCGGATATGACTGAAGGCATAGATGTTTATGACGCTGCCGGATATGTTGATACTGAATTTCTTATGGAAGCGCTTTCCTGTGTTAATACTTTTATGGATGCGAGTAATATGGTTATTACGAAAATATCCTCACTGTTAGCGCCGGACGCTCCGGTTGATGAAAGGAAGAGCCAGGCTGATGAAGGTAAGAAATGGAATGTGGAAGAGATACTGAAGAATTGTACTCTTGAGGATAGTGTTCTTAAACTTCCGAAAGTACAATTCAATAAGAAATCCTATGCTGAAGCAAAGAAATGGATAGAAGAAGCTGGCGGCTCATGGCAGGGAGGTAAGATACAGGGATTCACATTTCCTTTTAATCCGGAACGTGTGTTCTCCATCTTGAAAGAAGGTAAGCGATGCGATTTGCAAAAAGATTTTCAGTTCTTTGAAACACCTGCTGATATTGCAGACTGGCTGGTAATGCTTGCCGGTGGAATTCACGAAACAGATACCGTACTTGAACCAAGTGCCGGACGTGGTGCTCTGATAAAAGCGATTCATCGGTCGTGCCCGTCAGTAACAGTTGAATGCTATGAACTGATGCCGGAAAACAGGGAGTTCCTTCATACACTTGATAACATAATATTGCTTGATGAAGATTTTACGAAAGACAGTGTAGGGCATTACACTAAGATTATTGCTAATCCTCCATTTTCCGGTAATCAGGATATTGACCATGTAAGACTTATGTATGAACGCTTGGAAGAAGGTGGAACTCTTGCTGCTATTACCAGCCAGCATTGGAAATTCGCATCTGAAAAGAAATGTGTTGACTTCCGGGAATGGTTGGAAGAGGTTCATGGAGAAGTTTTTGAAATCGGAGCAGGTGAATTCAAGGAAAGTGGAACGACTGTTAGCACTATGGCAGTTGTAATAAAAAAGTGATTCAAATCTAAAAATAAAGGAGCTAATTAAATATTAGCTCCCTAATGAATTACAGTTAGTAACTTACAGAACTTTCTACTGTTGCAGCCTCAATACCATTTGCTCTTTTATATGCTCCAATGGCTGACATAACGGCTGTTTTTACTAATCCTCTATCATGGAAATTATGAGGATAACTAATATTAGTAGTAAACGAGTAGCTTCTGCCTCCTGCTGTAAACGAAATAGTGTAAGAATACATAGAATTAAATATTAGGTTATTATGCAATATTGCATTGACAAATATAATTATAATCAAATAAAAAAGATAATTATGGCAAAAATTTATGTAGCAAGTAGTTGGAGAAATGTATTTCAACAGGACGTTGTAGGTATTCTCCGTGATTTAGGACATGAGGTTTACGATTTTAAGAATCCTCCTCATGGTAATGGTGGCTTCCAATGGTCTGATATAGACCCTAACTGGCAAAACTGGACAACAGAGCAATATCGTGAAGCTCTTAATCACCCGATTGCACAAAAAGGATTTGATTCAGATTTTAACGGCATGAAGTGGGCGGATGTCTGTGTTATGGTTCTTCCTTGTGGTCGGTCTGCTAACACAGAAGCAGGATGGATGAAAGGTGCAGGCAAAAGAGTAATGGTCTATTCCCCAAAGGAACAGGAACCGGAACTTATGTATAAGATATACGATTTTGTGAGTGATAGCATATTTCGTATCAATGATGAGATAATTGGAGTATAACAAAGTAGTAATGAACATCGGAATATTAGCAGTTGACAGTAATTATCCTAATCTCGCGCTTATGAAGATAAGCAGCTATCATAAAGCACGTGGCGACAATGTAGAATGGTATAATCCCCTTTGTTCTTATGATAAGGTTTACATTGCAAAAGTATTTAGCTTTACGCCGGATTACGGCTATTACATCAATGCCGATCAAGTTGAGAAAGGCGGTACTGGGTATGACATAAAAAAGGTTCTTTTGCCAGAGATTGATAGAATGATTCCTGATTACGATCTGTATAATGTTGATAAGAATTTGGCTTATGGCTTTTTGACAAGGGGCTGTCCTAATCGTTGTAAATGGTGTGTTGTACCTGCCAAAGAAGGAAACATCACTACTTACATGGATATTGCGGATGTATCTGCTGGGCGAAAAAATGTGATTCTCATGGATAACAATATACTTGCATCCAACTACGGTTTGCAGCAGATTGAAAAGATTGTCTCCATGGGCGTACGAGTTGATTTCAATCAGGGGTTAGACGCTCGGTTAGTAACAGAGGATGTTGCAAAATTGTTGGCAAAAGTCAAATGGATAAAACGTATTCGGTTTGGGTGCGATACACCGGGGCAAATTGCAGAGTGTGAGCGTGCTACAGCGTTGATTGATAAATATGGCTATAAGGGTGAATACTTCTTCTACTGTATTTTATTGAATGACTTCAAGGAAGCATTTACCCGAGTAAATCATTGGAGAGTGAAAGGCGGTCGGTTCTTACCGCATTGCCAGCCTTATAGGGATTTGAATAATCCACGTCAAATTATTCCTCAATGGCAAAAGGATTTAGCCGGATGGGCTGATAAGAAGTGGGTGTTTAGAAGCTGTGAATTTAAAGACTTTACTCCTAGAAAGGGTTTTAAGTGTAGGGAGTATTTTCAAAAATAAGATTTAATCTTTAGGATTTTATGTTGAACCTAGGTGTGTCTTTAAACAAGATGCACCTTTAGTTTTTGTGATGATGAGAAAAATGATTGTAACCGGCAGTGAGGGATTTATTGGTAAAGCCCTTTGCCGAGAATTAGCTAAAAGGGATGTCGAAGTCATAGGACTTGATCGAAAGTCTGGTATTGAAGCCACAAAAGTATGTGAGCTCCTGAAAAATGGGGGTATTGATTGTGTGTTTCATTTAGCGGCGCAAACTAGTGTGTTTAATGGAAACCTGGAACAAATCAGGAAGGATAACATTGATACTTTCATGCGAGTAGCTGATGCATGTAACCAGTATCATGTGAAGTTAGTATACGCCAGTTCGTCAACGGCGAATCCGGAGAATACCACTTCCATGTATGGAATAAGCAAGTATTTCGATGAACAGTATGCATCTATCTATTGTAAGGCTGCGACCGGGTGCCGGCTGCATAATGTATATGGACCTAATCCGCGAAAAAGAACTCTTCTCTGGTTCCTGATAGAAAAGGAAAACGTGTCTTTATACAATTGTGGTCAGAATATCCGGTGCTTCACTTACATAGATGATGTCGTCGAAGGGCTTATTTATGCGGTGGGCTGTAACCGGCAGCTTATCAATATTTGTAACGTCCAACCTGTGACTACTATGTATTTTGCTTCTTTAGTAAAATACTACAAACCGCTTGAAATTGAGCTAATTAATGAAAAACGGGATTTTGACAATTTAGAGCAGTCGGTGAACCGGGATATCTATTTAGTACCTTTGTCTTATACATCTGTCGAGGATGGAGTAAAGAAGATTTTTGATGAAAAGAAAGGGAAAGATATGTCGTATTGATGACTGGGATAAGCCGGAAGCGGTGAAATGTAAGAGCTGGTCTCATCAGGAACGGTTATGTGATCTGAAAGAAAAGGTATCACTCCATAAAAAGGGTGATATCTATTACATCTCCCAGTTCACCCGTTCCAAGACTGGTACCAGCTTTTCAGAAATTAAACAGTCGGAGGAACTTGCATCATTCTTTGCAGAGAGAGCGTGTGAGTTTCTCTACCGCTTCCTTGTAGGGGGATGTGAAGGATGGTGTATAGTCACCACACCGCGACGGAGACACTACGAGGGCTTTCATTTTGCAACCTCTATCTGCACGAAAATAGCTGGGGCGGTGAAAATACCATTCTATGAGAATGCAATCCAGTGCCTAACTAAAGATAGATTGAATCCGGAATTTTTTCTTCTTCGTCCGATAAAGGAAAAGAAAATAATAGTGTACGATGACATATTAACAACTGGCAGCACACTGCTTGCCACCTATGAGCTTTTAAAGGATAGAGAGCAGCTTCTTTTTCTCGTAGGAATAAATAACAATTGATATGGGAAAGCAAGAGAAACCATTAACATTCAAGCAAGAGAAATTCTGTAAATACTACGTTGATACAGAAGGTAATGCTAGTGAAGCATATAGGATGTCTTATGATGCGTCAAAGATGAAACCTGAAACGATTTGGAGTGCTGCTAGCAGATTGTTAGCCAATAGCAAGGTTAGTGCAAGGATAAGTGAGATTAAGCAACAGAGGGCGAAAGAGACTGAAGTAGAGAGGAAAACGGTCGAGAAGGTATTAATGGATATTGTACTCGCTGATCCCGATGATTTACATTATGTAGACCCTGTTACCGGGAAAACAAAGATGAGAAGTCCGTCCCAACTTCCAAAGCGTGCCCGTAATGCGTTGAAGAAGATTCAGAATAATAGAGGAGTGGTTAATTATGAGTTCAACGGCAAGACAGAAGCCGCCCGGATTCTTGGTGCCTGGAATGGATGGGAAGCCGATAAGAATGTCAACATCAAAGGTGGAGACGGAAATAAAGTCGGTGAACTTCGTATCGGATTTGAAGATAATGAGAATTCGGAAGAATAGAACAATTTGAACTGTAAAATCCGGTATTCATCCTACGGAGAAACCTTACTTTTAGAACAATATGGTTATAAATTATAAGAAGCTAAATCCTAACGGATTCTATCTATTGAAATACTTGAATGATGAGACTATCCGTTTTATCATTCTCTATGGAGGTTCATCTTCCGGTAAGTCGTATAGTGTGGCACAAACAATACTGATACAGACATTACAGGATGGTGAGAACACTCTTGTCATGCGTAAGGTAGGAGCTTCTATTCTCAAAACCATTTATGAAGATTATAAGGTCGCTGCGATCGGTCTTGGCATATCCCATTTGTTTAAATTCCAACAGAATACTATTAAATGTCTAGTAAATGGTGCGAAGATAGATTTCTCCGGTCTTGACGATCCGGAGAAGATAAAAGGTATCTCTAACTATAAGCGAGTTCAGTTAGAGGAATGGTCAGAGTTCGAGCATCCGGATTTCAAGCAGCTACGTAAGCGTTTGCGTGGTAAGAAAGGGCAGCAGATTATTTGTACCTTCAACCCGATTAGTGAAAGCCATTGGATAAAGAAAGAGTTTATTGATAAAGATAAATGGCATGATGTACCGATGACGGTTACCATTGCCGGCAAAGAGTTGCCGAAAGAACTTACCAAGGTCAAATCCGTAAAGAAGAATGCACCCAGGCAAATACTTAATCTTCGTACTAAGCAAATCGAGGAACAGGCACCTAATACAGTTATTATCCAATCTACCTATTTGAATAATTTTTGGGTGGTCGGTAGTCCTGACGGTGCGTATGGTTTCTATGATGAGCAATGTGTTGCCGACTTTGAGTATGATAGAGTTCACGATCCGGACTATTACAATGTGTACGCATTGGGAGAATGGGGTGTCATTCGTACCGGTAGTGAGTTCTTCGGTTCCTTCAATCGTGGCAAACATTCCGGTGAACATAAGTATGTTCCGGACTTACCTATTCATATCTCTGTCGATAACAACGTGCTTCCGTATATTAGTGTATCATATTGGCAGGTCGATTTCACAACTGGTACCAAGGTTTGGCAATTCCATGAAACGTGCGCTGAAAGCCCAAACAATACAGTAAAGAAAGCCTCCAAACTTGTTGCAAAGTATCTGAAATCTATCCAATATTCTGATAGGTTATATGTACATGGTGATGCATCAACGAAAGCGGCAAACAGCATTGACGATGAGAAGCGTTCCTGGATGGACTTATTCATAGATACATTGCAGAAAGAAGGATTCGAGATTGAAGATAAGGTAGGCAACAAGAATCCGAGTGTTGCCATGACCGGTGAGTTTATTAATGCCATTTTTGATTGTACTGTTCCCGGTATAGAGATATACATTGACGAATCATGTTCGGTATCTATTGAGGACTACATGAGCGTACAGAAAGATGCTAACGGTGCCATTCTTAAAACTAAGGTCAAGAATAAAACTACCTTGCAGACTTATGAGGAGCATGGGCACCTGTCTGATACGTTCCGATATGTCGTTGTGGATTTGTGTAGTGAGCAGTATATAGAGTTTAGTAACCGACGAAAAAGGAACTTGTATGCTTGTAATGGCACTATTAATTTCTTTAATCCAGATACCGAATGTAAATACACTAAGAAGATTCTATATGTGATGCCGAATGTTAATGGGAAATTTGTCCTTATACAAGCGTTTAGATGTGGGAATAAATGGCATATTGTTGATGTCGTATTTATGGATACTACTTCAACAGAAGATATACGTTCTTCTATTTTGTCCCATGAATCTGATTCATGTGTAATTGAATGTACGGATGCTTATTTCCCTTTTATCCGGGAACTCCGTTCTAGTACAAGCAAAGAGATTCGTGTAATGAAAGAGTTCCCGGATGTAGACAAGCGTATTGCTGCAACATCTGATTATGTGAAAAATAGTATTCTTTTTTCTGCATCAAAAATAGAATCTGATACGGAATATGTTGCCTTCATGAATAACCTGATGGACTATAATAAAGATAGTGAAACCAAAGAGGCCAGTGCTGTTTTGAGTGGGCTAGTACAGTTCGTTGTAAAATTAGGTTTGAATTGATTTGTGCTTTATGTATTTGAAAATAAATGTGTTATACTAAAATTACTATGCTCTCGTAATTTCAAGATTTTAGGGTTTTGGAAAACGGTTTTCCTTTTTACTTAGTTTTGCTCAAAAAGGAACCCAATGAATATTTTTTTTGATAATCTATTTGGAAAGAAATCTAAGACTAAAGGTGAAGTTGAAATAGTTACTTCATCTGAAAATAAGGATATAGATACTCAAAGTGGCAAGGCTGAAAAATGGTCAGTTGCATACATTGAGGACCTTACTAGTCCTATTGTAGCGGGCAGTAACTATCTAACGCTATTCAGTACGATACCTGAAGTCTTTTTCCCGATCGATTATATTGCATCGCGAATTGCAGGTGCTAATTTTCAATTGAAGAAAACTAAGGATGACAGTATAGTATGGGCGAATAAACGAATGAATGGCATACTTAGTCGTCCTAATTGTTTGATGCGTTGGAAAGAATTGATTTATCAGCACCATATTTATAAATTGTGTACAGGGAATAGCTTTATTCGTGCCGCTATGCCTGATGTCTTTTCTACAGCTGAAAAATGGAGATATTGCGATAATTATTGGGTGCTACCTTCTGATAAGACTATTGTAGAACCTGTTTACGGGAATATGCCATTGTTTGGTATTGCCCAAACAGAAGATATTATTCGTAGCTATCGTTTGGAGTATGGTTGGAATGGTAGTTTGGAAATTCCTCCATACCAAATATGGCATGATAGAGACGGAAGTGCAGAGTTCTATTCAGGGGCTATGTTCTTGAAGTCCAAAAGTCGTCTTGCTTCCCAAAATAAGCCAATGTCAAATCTAATAGCTGTATATGAAGCTAGAAATGTGATTTATGTAAAGCGGGGTGGATTGGGCTTTATTGTAAGTAAGAAAACTGATGCTACCGGTTCAATAGCGTTGACTGACGATGAAAAGGAACAGCTTTTGAAGCAAAATTTTGAGAAGTATGGTGTAAGGAAGGGCCAGGTACCTTATGGTATTTCAGATGCAGATATTGACTTTGTTCGTACTAATCTTTCTATTGCAGAGTTACAGCCGTTTGAAGAGACTTTGGCTGATGCAATAAATATTGCAGGGGCATACGGCATCCCTGCCGTTCTTGTTCCGCGAAAAGACCAGTCCACATTTAGCAATCAGGCTACTGCTGAAAAGAGCGTATATTGTTCAACTGTTATTCCTATGGCCAAACAATTCTGCAAGGATTTTACAGCTTTCCTTGGTCTTGAAGGAGGGGGATATTATTTGGATTGTGATTTCTCTGATGTTGATTGTTTGCAGGAAGGATTGAAAGAATCCGAGGACGTAAAGACAAATATAAATAAACGTTGTCGTGAACAATTCTCATGTGGGCTTATAACGCTCAATGACTGGCGTGCCCAAATAGGTGAAAGTATGATAGAAAATCCCTTGTTTGACAAATTGAAATTTGATATGTCAGATGAGGAACTGGATAAAGTAAATCGAGTTTTTAACACTAAAAGTGGAGATGAAAAAGATGGAAGAGAAAATCAAAAGCCTTCAGTACAAGACAAAGGCAAATGATGTTGATGAGAAGGGTATCGTTACCGTTGCGGTGAATGGTATCGGTGTGAAGGACTCACAAAATGACATATCTATGCCCGGCTCATTCAATAAGACATTGAAAGAAAATATTGGTCGGATGCGTTGGTTCCTGAATCATCGTACAGACCAGTTGTTAGGTGTTCCGTTGAGTGGTAAGGAAACAGAAGGTAATTTGGTTATGGTCGGTCAGTTAAATCTTGAAAAACAGATTGGCCGTGATACGTTAGCTGATTATAAACTGTTTGCAGAGAATGGCAGAACACTTGAACATTCTATTGGGGTCAAGGCCATTAAAAGAGATTCTGTTGATCCCTGTAAAGTGCTTGAATGGCGTATGATGGAATATTCAACATTGACAAGTTGGGGGAGTAATCCCCAGACTTTCCTTGTGAATATTAAGTCTGCTACTGCCGACCAGGTAAAGGAGGCTGTTGATTTCGTTCGGAAAGCGTTCTTGCAGCATGGATATAGTGATGAACGTTTAAAAGGATACGATATGGAATTAAGTTTATTACTGAAGAGCCTCAACGGTGGTGCCGTTGTCTCATGTCCTCATTGTGGTCATCAATTTGATTATGATGCAGAAACAGAGCATACCTTTGCCCAACAGGTATTAGATTATGCTGCTGATTATCAGAGATGGATAACACAGGACATTGTAAGGGAAGAAATGGAGAAGCTCACTCCGGAGATTAGAACCCAAGTAATTTCTCTTATTGATTCTGTCAAATCAGAAAAGAAAGAATTTTCTCAAAAGGGTCTACAAGACCTTATGAATTATGTAAGATGTCCCCACTGTTGGGGAAAAGTATATCGTTCGAATGCTATTCTGCAAAACACTTCTGAAGATACCACCGGAAAAAATGAGCCGTCTGTTGACACTCAAGAAAAGAATGACGGGGAAAATGGGAACGATGAAGTGACGATTAAAGCCGCTGATAATGGCACTTTACTCGATTTTAAGAGTTTGAATAGCTGTTTCGAGAATAAATAACTTAAAATTTAAATTTTATGCCAATTAGAAAATTTACAGTATCAGATTTTAATCTGAAAACGGACGGCTTGCCGGCAGAACAGAAGGCGTTTATGGAAAACATCGTCGGCATGATGTGTGAAGTAGTAAACAAGTCCCTTGAAGGAATTGCATCACCGGATGAGGTATCAAAACAGTTTGACGATATTAATAAATTGCTGAAATCCTATGACAATGAGAAGTTTCAGCAATTGGTTAAAGACAATGAAGAACTCGTTGCCCAGGTAAAGACCCTTGGAGAAAGTATTGAGAAAATGAAACAAAAGGGCTTGTCTATGAATGCTATCAACAAGTTCGATGATAAGTTGAACGAGATGCTTGATTCTGAAAAATTCAGAGATTTCGCAGAAGGAAAAACACGCAAATCAGGAGAATTTGACGGCTTCTCCTTGAAAGATGTCGTTTCCATGACTGACAATTACACTGGTGATTTGTTGATAACTCAACAACAGAAACGTGTTGTGACTCAGGTTGCCAACAAAAAGTTGCATATGCGTGATGTATTAACGACGCTGACAGCTGATCCTGCATATCCTCAACTCGCCTATGCGCAAGTATATGCTTTCAACCGCAATGCCCGTTTTGTAACAGAGAACGGTCGTTTGCCTGAATCAAGCATCAAGGTAAAAGAGATACAGACAGGAACTAAGCGCCTTGGTACTCATATTCGTATCTCAAAACGTATGTTGAAATCAAGAGTGTACATTCGTTCCTACATCTTGAACATGCTTCCTGAAGCTGTTTGGATGGCAGAAGACTGGAACATCTTGTTTGGTGACGGTAACGGTGAGAATTTGCTTGGTATTATTAATAATACTGGGGTGACTTCTGTAGAGAAGATTATCAGTACAGCCATTGTTACAGGTGCTGCCGGTGCTGTAAAAGCTATTACCGGATATAATGGTGATAAGGATGTGATTGTAGAGTTTGCAGAACCACAGGATTTGATTCTTGATGGAATGAGCATCACGTTCGCCGGTGCCGCTGTTCTTACAGAACTGAACAAAACACACGCTCTTGTGAAAATGGAAGATGGTCGTATCCTTATTCCTGGCGTCGCGTTCTCCGGTGCTGAAACGGCTACGGATAAAATGACATTCAGTGTTCATGAAGCCGGCTTTAAGAACATTGAGGAACCCAACTCTGAAGATGTAGTGAAAACAGCTTTCGCCGCAATGACATATGCCCAGTATTTCCCGAATGCTATTATTCTTAATCCAATGACTGTTAACGGTATGGAATCAGAGAAAGATACGACAGGACGTAATCTTGGTATCGTTAAAATGGTTGATGGGGTGAAATATATTGCCGGTCGCCCGATTATCGAGTACGGTGGTATTCTTCCCGGTAAGTATCTTTTGGGTGACTTCAACCAAGCCGCAAATTTGGTTGATTATACCACTTTGACACTTGAATGGGCTGAAGATGTGGAGACCAAGCTTTGCAACGAGGTTGTATTGATGGCACAAGAAGAAGTTATCTTCCCGATTTATATGCCGTGGGCTTTCGCTTATGGGGATTTGGCCGCATTGAAGACTGCAATAACTAAAGCGTAGGATTATGGATTACATACTTAGAGGTAACGATAAGGATGTAACCAATGTGCTTAAAGAGCAACGCATTCGGATTAATAGAGGGATGATTCAACTCATCCCTATTTCCGAATGTGGTCTTGTTACAGAAGAAGATGCCCGAAAGACATTGGAATGTATGCTTGCAGAGAAAAATGAAGAGATTGGCAGGCTTACTGCATCCATTGCAGAGAAAGATAAGACAATTGTTGAACTGACAGAAGAGCGTGAAACAATGAAAGCTCGCATTGCAGAACTTGAAGTACAGGTGCCTTCTGATGAAAAGAATCTTCCGGTTGCCGATTCAAAAGATTTGCAAGAGGAAGATGCCAAGGAGGTAACTGTTACAGATGATAAAGCCGTTTCCGTGGAAGATGAAAAGAAAACCGGGAAAGGCAAGACTTCTAAATAACTATCGCTATGTTGATTGATGTTTCATATTTTATGTCAGGTCCCAGGCATATTGAGAATGTTTCGGTCGTTGAAATGCCTTCGCCCCAATCTCTTGCTGTGAATGAGGTGATAAATGGGTATATTAAGGCATTTCAGCCCGAATTTCTCCGGAATGTTGTTGGTGTGACTCTTTCCCAAGCTATCACAGATTATTTGGAGCTTATTGAACGGGAAAAGGAAGATTCTTCAAATGAAGTTGATATTTCAGAAGAGAAAGAAGAACCCCAGTCCGGATATGCAATATTGTGCGAGAAGTTGTGTGAACCGTTCGCTGACTATGTCTTTTATCATATTCTTCGTGACGCAAACACACAGGCTACAATAACCGGGCTTGTCCGTTTGAAATGCGCTAATGAATATGTAGCTCCTTTGAAGAGACAAGTAAGCACATGGAATAGCATGGTAGAGAAGAACAAACAGTTTGTTGAATGGGCTATGTCGAATGATTGTCCTTTTGATGTGAAAATAACCAAGAATCTTTTGACCCCAATTAATGCTTTCAATTTATGATAGATTTAGATATAACAGAACTGTTTGAGGAGATTGTAAAGGAACTTCCAGAAGGGCTTGAAATCCTCTATCCAAATGGGAAAGGGGGAACTAAAGTAGTGAAGTCCCCAAGATTGAATTACATCTTCGGTAGCAGTCAATATATCAAAGATATTTTAGATGAATACAGTAAGTCTTCTGCCCAGTCTGAAAGGAAGTTTCCATTGGTTGCACTATTCACTCCAATAAGTGAAGATAGAGGTGACGCGGATTATTTTTCAAAAGCAAAGGTTTCGTTAATTATAGCATGTTCTTCTTGTAAAGAGTGGAGCAATGAGATGCGCAGAATCACATCTTTTAAAAATATCCTTCGGCCAATCTATAAACGTTTGTTGGAAGTATTATATGAAGATTCCCGGTTCGACTGCGACTATGACGAAAAAGTGAAACATAGTTATTCAGAAAACTATTCATATGGCAGATACGGAGCCTATACAGATTCCGGTGAGGCTGTGAGCGAGCCGATTGATGCCATAAATATACGCTCGATGGAAATAAAAATTAATAATCTTAATTGTAGAAGAAAATGAGAAAGATTAGAACGTGTAAGGGTTCCCGGATGAACACTGGTAGTTCTGCTTGTAGCATTGACTGGAAAAAAGTCAAAGGTGCTATCTTGACAGAACATGGTGTCAAACTCCCTGCTGATATAACAGGTGAGAAGTTGCTCGAATTGTGCCATGCAGACCGTCCCGGGCGTATTTACCCTATTTTGCCATTCCTGGAGTATGCCAAGAATGGTGGAGAGCCCCAAGTTAATGCTGTAGGGTACGGTGCAAGCGAATACAACGGGCTTAGTGCTCAAACAGACACCTTCACTTTGAAGAAATTTGATGAGGTTTTGAATGCCCAGCTTCTGAAATGTGCCAATAAAGGATGGGACGTTTACTTTTGGAATCAGGATAATATGTTGATCGGTTATAATGATGACACTGATATCCTTGCCGGTATTCCGATGTCTACTGTTTACCCGACCGTGACACAGTACCCGACCAGTAGTGCTAAGTCTGCGATGACTGTTAGTTTTTCACATGAAGATGTGGAAGACAGCCAATTGCACTTTGACTATGTGCAGTTAGACTTCAATCCCAAGAATTTCGTTAAAGGCTTGGTTGATGTTGTGTTTCAAAAGTTGGAGGCCGAAAATACTTACAAAATAGTTGAAGTTGTTGGTGGTTATGACCGTACAGAAGAATTTGGCAGTCTTATTGCTGATGGTGCTGCTGAAGTTATGAATAACGTAACTTCTGCTACATATTCGGATGGTATCATTACCATTGTTCCTAAAGCCGGGGCGGTTCCTTCGTTGAAAGCTCCTTCTGTATTGTATGAAAAAGGAATTAGAGGTATCGAGCAGGTGTCATGAAGGTAGATAATGTTACGTTCGTCGAGGTTGCTGTGAAGGGCATGACGAAGGAAGAGTTTATTAATGCACACATTAAAGTCGTGTGGCAGGAACTGAAGGAAGCTGACCGCAAGAAGAAGCTCTCGGAAGTGTACGATGCGATAACTAAGTAACCGACGGGCTGGGGTGTGATTACAGCCCGGCCCGTTATATTTTTACTGTATGGCAGATTTTGATGAATTACATAGAGTTATTCATTCCATTGCATCCGGGTTTGAAGAGGAATGTATTAGGTGTATGGAAGAACATAAGAATGTGCTCGTTGATTGCATTCAGGAGCAATTATATTCCGGTCTGGACGGTACTGAACATCTATTGAATCCTGATTATGATACTGACACCTATTTTAACGAGCCCGGTCCCTGGCAGAACCGTGCGGAACAATATAAACGATGGAAGGAGAGGATAACTCCACCTCTTAGAAGTGAGATGCTTTATTTGCCACCGCGTCCGGTTGAGGTACCTAACCTCTTTATTACTGGTACTTTCTATGATAGCATAACTGCCGATAGAATTGATTCCGGGCTTCGATTCTCAACGAAAGGATTTACGGACGGTAGTTCTATTGAGAAGAAATACGGTGAGCAGATTTTAGGCATTGGTGATACAGCTAAAGAGTACTTTAATATTATGTATCTCCGTCCCTGGATGGAACGTTTCTTTTCAGAATGTGGATATCGGTAGAAAATGGCTTGTAGTTGCGAAATAAAAAAGATGCAGAGTGAACTGGAACGTATCAGTGATCTGGCAAAGAAAGCAGCTGTCTTGGATGGTTGCATGTATGTCGTTTATCAGAAAGAAGATGGTACCTATGCTTTTGATAAACTAGGAGTTGAGATAAAAGGAAAGATTGTTGAATATAGACATTACCTGTAATTATGGCAGATTTAAAATTAAAAGATTTCGTTGATGAGAGCGATTTGCAGAAATTGGTGGAGCTTGATAATACTATTGAGCGTGTGAGGGCTGATTATGCTAATGCGGCCAAAGAATTAGCAAAAGGTTTGAAACTAAATGTAGAAGGCGTTGCTGATCTTGAAAAGTTGAGTAATCTTTATAATACCCAAGCAAAAACGGCTGGTTCTGCATCTGCTGAATTAACCGAAGCCCTTAGAAGACAGTCTGAAATAACTCAAACTGTCAGTAAGAAGATAGAGGAAAAGCTAAATGTAGAGAAATTATCTGCTGCTGAACTGAAGAAACTAACCAAAGCAAACTCGGATAATGCTGTGTCCTTGGAAAAGGCTGCTAAAGCAGAAGCTAACTTGACAAAAGCGCAGAATGCCGGTAATGCTACTCGTAAGAAAGCTGTTCTATCTGAAGAAGAACGTTTGAAACTTATCAGAACTGCTATTATCTTGACTAATCAGGAAGTACATAGCCGTTCACAAGCAAAGGAAATGAATAAGCAGCTGCAAAAGGCTGTTGATGTTTTGAAAGATACGGATGAAAACTATATTCGTACACTTGCCCGTCTTAATTCTACTATTGGAATCAACACTGATTACATAAAGCGAAATTCCGATCGATATAGTCAACAGAAAATGACAATTGGTGCATACCGGGAAGAAGTAAAGGCTGCATGGGTTGAGATACAGAACGGTAATAAGTCCATGCAGAATATGGGTATTATTGCCCGGAATGCAGGAAGGATGCTTAAAACGGAGATGGCTCCTGGGCTAAGCCAAGTTAGTGCAGGATTGAAAGGATGGGCTGCTGGATATATTGGTGCACAAGCTGTTGTTGGAGGGATTGTTAAGATGTTTACGCAGCTGCGTGAAGGCGTTGGTTCCATTGTTGAATTTGAATTTGCTAATAGCAAACTTGCAGCGATTTTAGGTACGACGGCTGACAATATCAAAGAATTAACCACTGATGCGCGTCAATTAGGAGCAACAACGAAATATACAGCTGCACAAGCTACTGAACTACAAATAGAATTAGCCAAATTAGGTTTTACACGTCGTGAAATATTAGATTCGACAGGTGCCATATTACGATTCGCACAAGCAACTGGAGCTGAACTTTCGGATGCAGCCGCATTGTCTGGTGCTGCATTGAGAATGTTTAATGCTAGCACTAAAGAAACAGAACGTTATGTATCTGCTATGGCTGTTGCTACATCAAAGAGTGCCTTATCTTTTTCTTACCTAGCTACCGCCTTGCCTATTGTTGGTCCAGTTGCAAAGGCATTCAATTTCCAAATAGAAGATACTTTGGCATTGTTAGGAAAGCTTGCAGATGCAGGTTTTGATGCTTCAATGTCTGCAACAGCCACTCGTAATATTTTGTTGAATTTGGCTGATGGCAATGGCAAATTAGCTAAAGCACTTGGAGAACCTGTAAAAACATTGCCTGAGTTGGTTGCTGGCTTAAAGAAACTGAAAGAACAAGGTGTAGATTTGAATACAACTTTAGAATTAACAGATAAACGGAGTGTCGCCGCTTTCAATGCTTTTCTTACAGCTTCTGATAAAATTGTTCCATTGAGGGACCAAATTACAGGCGTGGATAAAGAACTAGCAGATATGGCAGATACCATGAGTAACAATGTTAAAGGTTCTATTGCGGGACTTTCTTCTGCGTGGGAAGCATTTATGTTATCCTTCTATGATTCCAAGGGTATAATGAAGGATGTCCTGGATTTTCTGGCAAGAGGGTTGAGGAATGTTGCTACACAGCTGAAGGGGTATTCTGAATTACAAGATGAAGCAGACAATAAGGCTGTTGCCTTTGCACAGAAAGAGATGATGAAATCTGATATTTTGGAGAAGAATGCTAGAAATATGCAGAGGTTGTATAAAGAATATATAAATTCAGGAATGTCTGCTGATGAGGCGGCCAAAAAGGCTAAAGAGGATTATATTGAAACATTGAAGTCTCGTTTGGAATATGAAAATAGTGATTATCAATTAGCTATAGATAATCGTAAGAAATTGGAAGGAGAATTGAAAGACAGGGGATTCTTTACAATTCTGACCTCATGGAGACGCACAAATAATGTCATTAAAGATGAGATCGATGTTGCAACTAAAGCTGCTGCAGGTAAGAAGGCTATTTCATCAATAACAGAATCTCTTATTGAACAACTTGATACCATTGATTTGAAAGAGAATGGTGGTACAAAGGGGAATTCAGTAAAGGTACTTACTGATAAAGAAAAACGTGAACAGGAAAAAGCTCTCAAAGAGAAGCTGAAAATTCATGAAACTTATCAGGAGTCAGAACTAGCTCTTATGGATGAGGGACTGGAGAAAGAACTTGCTAAAATTGGTGTTGCTTACTCGAAGAAGATTGCTGCCGTCAAGGGTAATAGCAAAGAGGAAATTGCTACACGTCAGAATTTAGCTAAGGAAATGCAGGAAAAGCTAGATGAGTTTACTATTAAGTATAATTCTGATCGTGAGAAGAAGGATGTTGAGAACGCTCTTGCTGTTGTAAAAAAGGGGTCCCAGGAAGAACTTGATTTGAAATTGCACCAGTTGGAATTGCAACGTGAAGCAGAAATTGATGCAGCAGAGAAAACAGGTGAAGATGTTTTTCTCATTGACGACAAATATGCAAAAAAGAAACAAGAACTTTACGAAAGACATGCATCCGATCAGGTGCTATTAATAGCAGAGAATGCAGCGCATGAGCAGGAAATCCGGGATGCTGCATATGTTATGGATACGCTTGCTCTTAAAAAACAGTTAGCTTCTAAGGAAATAACCCAGCAAGAGTATGCAGAACTTGAGTATCAGTTAAAATTAGATTATGTACGTAAAACAACCGAAGCTGCAATTGATGCGTTGGAGTTGGAACTTCGAAACGAAAATTTGAGTGCAGAGGATAGGGCAAAGATTGCAGAGCAGTTACAGAAATTGAAAGCGGACCTTTCCCAGCAAGAAGCAGAAGCGGAAATAGATGCTATCAATAAAGTTACTAAAGCGGATGAGAAAGCACAGAAAGAACGTCAGAGGAATCTGAAAAAATGGCTTCAAACTGCATCTCAAGCAGTGGGTGCTATTGGTGATCTAGTCTCTACTATTTATGATGGTCAGATTCAGAAAATAGAAGAAGAGCAGGAAGCTAATGATGAGAAATATGATAAGGATGTAGAACGAATACAGAATCTAGCTGATTCGGGAGCAATCTCCGAAGAAGAAGCAGAAGCTCGTAAGCGTGCGGCCAAGGAAAGAACTGAAGCTAAGAATGCTGAACTTGAAAAACAAAAACAAGAAATGGCACGTAAACAAGCCATTTGGGAAAAGGCGACTAGTGTCGCTCAAGCTGGAATAGCCACTGCACTGGCAATAACTGAAGATTTACCGAATATTCCTTTATCTATTGTTATTGGTGCCATGGGAGCAATTCAGGTTGCAACTATTCTTGCAACTCCTATTCCTTCCTATGCAGACGGTACTCAAGGTAATGATAGGCATCCCGGCGGTGCCGCTTTAGTTGGTGATGCCGGTAAACATGAAGTTATCATGTATTCTGGAAAAGCATGGATTACTCCTGATACTCCAACTTTAGTTGATATTCCTAAAGGTGCGCAAGTCTTTCCTGATGTTGATAAGGTAGATATCTCTAATTTTGATATGCCGGATTGGGACTTTCCTACATTTTCACCGACATATTTTGCATCTTCTTCCGGTGACACCATTGTTTTCAATGATTATTCCCGATTAGAAAAAAGGGTTGATAGAACAAATTTCCTTTTGATGAAGAGTCTAAAAATGCAACGCCAAGATGCTTCTAACCGTGAATTTGAACTGTATAAGTTATCTAAACTGAAATAGCCATGATTGAAAGATTAAATCAGATAACATTGAGTGATTTCATTGAACTTTCATGCGGAAACTATGCTTGTTTGCTTTCGGACTGCAAATCTATGTCCGAAAGCACGCTTAAAGAAATAGCGTCTAAATTACTTGTCGAATACAGAAGTATTGTTAATCCTTCAAATATGAAGGCTATGGTAATGGACAAAGAGGATATGCTGAAAGAACGTGCCAAACTATTGAGTCTTCGTATTTGTCAGGCTCTTGTTTCTCTTGGCTTTTATGATGATGTTCGTCAGGTATTGGGTCAACTAAATGTAGATACCCGAAATATGAGTGATGAACAAGTAATATCGAAGATTGATTATTTACTTCATTCTGCAATTTTTGAGCAAAAACGGAATGAGGAAAGACGCAGTGAGGAACATAAAGGAAGTAAGGCTACTCCTGAACAAATTCGTTCTTCTTTTGATGCTGAGATTGCTTTTCTAATGACATTCTTTAAAATGAGTATTGATTCTCGTGTAATTAGTGCTGCTGTCTACGCAAATATCGTTCATCAAGCTGATGTTGAAATATCGATCAGAAAAAGAAGCACATGATAATATTGGTACTACATATATGCTGTAATTCGATTAATTTTTAATTAAAGCGAATTATTTCATACAGTCGTTTGTACATCTCCTTTAGAATCACAAACGACTTTTTTATGAATAGAAAAAACAGCATCCATTGTATAAATAGGCATTTATACAATGTTTTATTGTCAGAATTACGTACATTAGAGACGAAGTGTAATCGGATAACAGCAGAAGTGTCCGAGGTAAAAAAAATGATTGCCTTATTGCCCCCCGATATAGGCACTCTTATTAGTTCAATCGAGCGTTCTGCTAAGGAAATGCACGAACAAAGTATCATGCACCGGAAATATGTGGAAAGGTGCATTAATGGCGAACCGAAGATACACCTAATAAGGAGGGCTGACAATGGACTTTGAAAAGGAATTATCAGAAATATATCCTTGGATATTAAAGGTGGCAAGAAAATTCTGCTGTTCCATGCAAGATGCTGAAGACTTAGCCGGTGATACAGTTTATAAGCTACTTGTGAATCGTGATAAATTTGATTGTTCTAAACCACTTCAACCGTGGTGCCTTATTATAATGAGGAATACTTATATAATAAGATACAATAGAAATTCCCTTATACATTTTACAGGGCTTGATATGGTAGACGGAAGTGCCATTTCTAACTGTACAGCTCATTCAATACTGTTTGATGATTTGGTTTCCACAATACAACGGTGTGCTAAAAAATCCCGTTGTATTGATAGTGTGATGTATTATGCTAGTGGGTATTCTTATGATGAGATAAGTGAAATCCTGAACATTCCTGTCGGAACTGTAAGAAGTCGTATTTCTTCTGCTCGGAAGTTTATACTTCAGGAGATTTCCTATTAGAGTTAAATAAGGTTTTAATTCGATTTCAGAAGAAAAAAAATTTTTGAAAAAGTTATGCTATTACATAACTTTTGACTATATTTGCAATACCAAATAACATAAAAGTCAAACCAAAAAAAGTGAATTATGGAAACAAAGTCTAATTTTAGAGCCAGAGTGATGAAGTATGCTCATCACCTCCTTTCAACAACAAAAAAGAGTTGGAAATATTGTCTGCTAAAAGCGTGGGAGCTTTACAGACTTGCTAAAAGAATGAGAAGCGGTGAAGTTAAATTCGCCTATGAGAAAGTGAATGGCAGTATTCGCTATGCTATCGGTACTCTTAAAAATGTGCCTGCAGGTGCAACAAATAAGGGTAAACGTATGACAAAGCCTTCTTATAAAACTTTCTCTTACTTCGATGTTGATAAGCAGGAGTTTAGAAGCTTCAAAATTGAGAACCTTGTAACCGTGTATTGATATGACTTCATTAGAATACTACTCAAAGAGAAAAGAGGATAGCAGGCAAGAGCTTGCTACCCTCATAGCACAGGCTAATCAGTTCATCGGTGGTACACATAACAGCCTCAACACCCATACTAATCAAGGGAGTAATATTGCCAATATAAAAATGCTTTCTCAACAATTACAGCAGCTAACAAGCCGTATTGAACTGGAAAAGCAAAAGGGAGATATGCTTGAAAGTATCTGTTTGACATTAACCACAGAAGGGTAAGCATATGAAAGCCACTTTGTTAAAAGTTACCGGAGAAACAGTTGAGATTTCTCCGGTGAATGGGAACTGCTTTACCCTAAATGAAGCGCAGAGTTTAGTAAATGGCTATGTTCAAGTCATTGATATTTGCCCTAATAAAATAATGATAATGAATGAGGAGGGTAAATTCCACTTTGAGTTGAATGTTGAGGCTACCCGGATTGCATTAATGAATAGTGCTATTTTTCCCGATGATTATATAGCCGGTGACGCTATTGTGTGTGATGATACTATGTTCTAACCCTTTAATTTCAGAAAATATGAAAACAATTTATAGAGTAGAATCACCAACCGGTGAAGTTCGTGTATTGGAAGTGTCTCGCAATGAGACTGGATATAATGTTTACATAGATGATTCAAACATCTGTGAGAGCATTACTGAAGAAGAACTTACAGAAGCATTAGAGAACCCCAATTTTTAAATATGAATCAGAGTTTTCCATTTTGGAAACAACTAATAACAGAATAGATGAGTAATAGTATTGCAGCCAATGATATCATTCAAAATATTGACGATCTGTTAGCTGAATATCCGGTTGATGAATGTATTAGCATCTTACAGGAAGTGGTAAAGCAGATAGATGTGCGTATTAAGGATTTTAGTGAACATATATAATAATAAAGATATGAATAATATATTTACAATTTGCTATTCAGAAGAAGAAGCTAACGAAATTGGACATTTCATAATGCGAAAAGGCTATGAAGGTGTTCAAAATGATAGTTACAGATATTGCCGTGAAGCAATTTGGTGGGCTTTTAAAGAAACTAAAAGACATCATTCGTGTTTCATATATGTTGGCGTTAGAGGTTGTCAAATGATTGTGTCCAGGACTAAAAGGGGGCTTCGCAGGAACGGACTTAAATACATTGAGAAGAAACGAATGTTTTACAACTTATTAAGTAGGTATTAAGTAAATAAAAAGATAGCAAGGAGGCAAATATATGGGTGTAGCTTGTGTACAAGACATCTACAGATGCGATACTTGTAAATCTGCATCAGACGAATACGGAAGGGGATGTAAGCACGGAGTATTATTCCCCTTACTTCTCGTTATGGCAAACAGCCGTAAATGTGAAAACTATGAGTTTGACCCGGAAAAGGTCAAACTCCATTTACAGAGAAAAGAGAAAAAGATAAATTTATAATAAAAGTAGTTGTTCGGAATTTTTAAATGGCCTATAAACGAATAAAAAAATGAGCGAAATAAAGTTTA